AGCTAGACATCATGAAGGTGAACATTTAAAGTCTATGCTTAAGAAAGATAAAAATGGTAAACCTGAATTAGATTATGGTCCAGCAGGTGTTACATACAAAGGTAAGTTTCATGACAGAAATTCACCTAACTTTAATGAAGCTGATAAGAATTTGCCATATGAAAAACCAGCTTACGAAGCTGGAGCTAAAAAGGATCCTAACACTTTAGAGATAAAGCCAAAACATTATCAATCTCCAGGTTTTAATGAGCTTGGGACTAAAAGTGGTGTTGATTCTGACGAGGTAAATATGGGTGAAGACTTTGGTCCATCTATGAAAAAATGGTATTCACCAAGACAGGATGATGAATCAAATATTATAGGTGTTAGTGATGTTGAAAAAAAGATTGCTAAAGAATCAGATAATGTTAAATCTGGAGATAGCAAGACAGTTATAAAAACACCTAAGAATATAGGCTTATGGAAAGCAGACACAGAATCAAGATCTTTTAATGACCAAGCTGCTAGACAAAGATGGGGTTATAATAGTAAAGAATATATTCAGTGGAGATTACAAAGACAGTATGATATATCAACACCAGAACAAAAGAAAAGATTAGACGATTTATCAACTTCTAGTAAAGGAACTTATAATTGGAAGTTTAACACAGAAGACAACGGCATGAGCGATTATGCTAAAACTAAACCAAACCCGTTAGATGAAATCATCAAAGGATAAGAAGAAATTCAAAGATACAAAGATAGGTGCTTTTCTTAAAAACAAAGCACCTAAGATTTTAAATGCTGTAGGAGATATATTACCAGATAATGGTGCGTATGGTATAGTAAAAAATCTTATAACAAATGATAAAAGTATTAAAGCCGCCGATAAGGAAATGGCTATGAAACTTTTAGAACAAGACATAGCTGAGATGAACAATATCTCAGAGAGATGGGCTAGTGATATGAAGAGTGATTCATGGCTAAGTAAGAACACGAGACCTATGACGCTTATATTTCTTACTTTAGCTATGACAATATTTATAGTGTTAGATTCAACAATACTATTAGAAATAAAAGAAGGTTGGGTTTCATTATTAGAAGCCTTACTACTTACAGTATATGTAGCATACTTTGGATCTAGAGGTGCTGAAAAAATAACAAAAATTAAAAATTAAAAACAATGGCAAGTACAAGTGTACAAGGTAATTGGGCTGCACAAGCTAGGGTATTTGGGCATGATGCTATACCGGTAGCTTTAGACTCAGTTAGTAAAGTAGAAATAAACGCAGGTGGAACAGGACACAATGCAGGAGATATTATTACACTAGCTACTGTAGCTTGTGATTTAAAGGTAACAGAAGCTATTGGAGGAGTAGTTACTGGAGTTATGCTAGTGCCTAATCCTACTGCTTCAGGTTCTCAACCTTACGGTAAAGGCGGTACTATAGGTACATCATATAATCAAAGTGCAACTACAGGTACTGGAACTGGATTTTCAGCTTTCGTAAGAGAGACTAATTTACCAGACACAGATGTTAGAGGAGCTAGTTTATATGTTACAGCTGACTTAACTGAATTATCTGTAGTTATGGAATCTGGTAATTTATATGCTACTTCTGGACCAGCTCACACAGCTAATTTTATAGGTGTTAAAGCTGGAACATTTCTACCAATATTGGTTAAGAAAGTTGTTGCTTGGACAAGTGCTGCTGGTAGTGATAGTGATTTAGAAATAATAGCTCTTTACTAATGCCTACTACTCAAGGCAATGTCAATGCTATACCTTGGTGGAAGCAGGTAGACGGTGGAGGAGTTACACCTCCAGAAACATTTTTTATAATACCTGAGAACAATAGTTTATATCCATTTATAGCTCAAGAGACAGGTTTAACAGATTTAATGAAAAGCGAAATAGCACCTTAATATGGCAAATATAAAGTTTTCAGGATTTACAGCACCAGGTGGTTCATTTACTCCTGCTAGAGCAAGTACTTATTTTGTAGGATATGATAATTCTGGAGGTCCAGATAATATTAGATTAGTAACTTCAGATATAGAGACGTTATTAAATTGGCCAGAATATAGTATGAGGCTACAATCAACCACGCTTAATCCTACTTTAGAATACGTACAAACAACCAGTTATTCTTATGGTGGTGCTGTAGGCACATTGCAATTTACAGGTGGAACAAATGTTACTGTAACAAGACAAAGTCAAACAGAGCTAAAAATTGATGCTACAGATACTAATGATACTTCTTTGCCAATTAAAAATGTAGCTGGAATTACAGAGTTTACAGCAACAGACACTACAGGTCTTGCAATAATAGGTAGTGGTTCTGTAACAGCTACGTATACTTCAGGTAGCAAACGAGTAACTTTATCAGGTACAGATACAAATTATACATATTTAATAGATGCTACTACAAGTGGTTCTGATGTAGATCTTACTCTAAAAGGATCCGGTGGTGGTAGTAATTCTACTGTTAAGTTCAAAGCTGGTGCTAATATGACTCTCACTAGAAACGCTTCTGACGAAATAGAGTTTGAAGCTACAGATACTAATACCGCTTATCAATTAGTTAATAGTACTGGCGCTGGTACTCAATGTGAAATAGAATTACAAACATTAACTAGTACACCTGCAGGTAAAGTTGTACTTACGCCAGGAGCTAATGTAACTATAACTAATGTTGCTTCTAATACTTATGCTATAGCTGCAGCTGCATCTACATCATGGACGCAAGCAGCAGATACAGGTTCTAACAATGCTATAGCAAATGGAGATACTTTAGATATTGCTGGAGGTACATATATTACTACAACTTCTAGTGCACCATCTAACAAATTAGTTACAATAGCTCATGATAGCACAACAAGAACAGATACAACTAGTTCTACTTCTCCAGGTGGTGGTGGTACTTTCACTGTTATAGACACGGTTACAACAAATGGTACAGGTCATGTTACAGCTGCAAATGTTAAAACTGTTACAATGCCTTCAGCTGGTGATACATATGACTTTAATGCCACTGCAGTTGTAGGCCCAGGTGGTAATGTGTCTCTTAATCTCGATTCAACAAGTGGAACTGACGATTCAGCAGTTCAACTTACAGCAGGTTCTAATATAACCTTAACTAGAAATAGTGCTACAGAAATAACTATTGCTTCATCTGGTGGTGGTGGTGGTGGTAGTGGATTAACACCTACTACTAAAACAGCATCATACACGGCTGCTGCTGGTGATTTTGTCATATGCGATGTAACAGGTATTGTTGTAATAACATTACCTTCTTCTCCTTCAGTAGGAGATTTAGTTGGAGTTAAATATTCTTCACAAAACGCACAGACAGATCAATTAAGAGTTATTACACCTGCAGCTGGTGATTTAATAGACAAAGTTGATAGAAGTACTAACTGGTTGCCAGTACCAGCAGTTAATACATATTTTGAATTCATATATGGATCTACTAATAATTGGTTTATAAAATAAAATGGGTTATACATTTGGACAAGAAGGAGGAACTACATACGGTTTAGTAGACTGGAATGATATATTTAGTCCAGCTACAACAATTCCATGGGATGATATATTACAAGACTTAGATACAGTAATATGCAGAATGCCTTATACTATAGTCAATGACGGTGGTGGTACAGTTAATATGGTTGCTCATAGGTTATTAACTAACTATAAAATATATGGTTATAACCATTGGTTTGGTGATGGTATTGCTTTAGCTTTAAATGTTTCAACTCATAACTTTATTCCAGGAGAACCTTGTTTGATATCCACTGATTCAGCTGGAACAGGTAGCGGTTTGATTAACGTAAGAGCTTGTATAGAAAAAGTTTCAAGTAGTCCGGGTGTTAATGACTTATCTTTAGGAATAGTTTTAGAAACTACAGCAGCATATAACGATGAAGATTTTTCTGCCAACTATACTTCTGTAATAGTTTCAGGAGTAACACCAGCACTAAGAGATAATACATCAAGCACAGTAGAATATGGAGAACCATTATTTTACGATACGGATAATGTTGGAGCACTTCCTTTTAGTAGAGGTGTTTGTATAACTCAAGCTAACGCAGCTGGTCAAGTAGGAAGAGTATTGTCTAGAGATACTGACATACCTATAAGCGCAACAGAACAGTGGACAGGTTGCACGGCTTTATTATTTAACAAAGCAGAATTATACTAATATGAGTTATCAAGATCTACCTTATACATACGGCGTTAAAACGTTAAAAGAAATTAATGATATGACAGGAATGGTTGAAGGTGATACTGTGTTTAATAGCGATTGGGGTTTAATTGAAATATACAGTGGAACAAATTGGACTAATTCTCAAAGTGTAGAAATGATATATATACGGACAGATACGTCTAGTAATACTAGAGGAAGGTTAAGTCACTGCCCTCCTATACCTTCATATGGTGATATATATCAAAGAGTGAGATGTCCTAACATATCTGGTATAAATAATGATGAGCAAAATGGTTACTATGTAATGCAATGCAATGATGATGGTAGCGATTATTTTAACACTCAAGATGGTTATATACAAAATGCTTATTCGCAAGATGATCAAGATAGAGGTATAGGGGTTACTATAAGAGGAGACAACAGTTCAACAGCAGGAACTACAAGAATGGTTATTGCTTTCATGGGTAATTGGAATGCGTTTGTAGCGCCTAATACTAATTCTAGTGGAACGTCTTTAGTAGTCACGCAAGGTTTCTTCTGTAAACTATCTACTAATTTTGAACAAGCTGGCATGCTAGATGATAGTATTGGTAGTTCTATAAACACTGGAAATGCTGGTCCAGTTTTACAAGGTTCTACTCTTCCAGCTTGGCAATACTTAGAGCTTATCCCACCAGACAGAAACATACCAATACAAATACAACATACAGAAGTAGCTTAATAATACACATATGTCATTTCAAAAATTCCACGTATACGGTTCCATTAATAGAGATACTATTACTAATTTTGCTGCTAGTCCAACTATTTCGCCAACTTTTAATGTTGGTGAAACCGTGTTTGACAGAACACAGGAAAACAATATGGCTTGGATTGAAGGTATAAAAGGTAATAAAGGTATAATGAAGTCTGGGGATATGTTTACTACTCAAACTACATCTGGATCAAGTATATTCCAATTTTCTTGGGTTACACCTAGAACTGGTATCAATGATAAAAGAATAGAAGCGGGTCAAAACAGTATGGTTGCTGGAGATGGTACTTCATATGGTAATAGTGGTGAATGTTGTTTAGGTTTCACATATAATCTTACTTTAAATACTTTAGACTTAACAGCAGTACAATTTGTAGGTGTGTGCGAAATGAGAGCTACTGGAACATATGATCAAGGTAAATTAATTACAGGAGCAGCTTCAGCCGCTAACGAAGGTAAAGGAACTTTAACAACTAGCACTGGTACTTCTAATTCTTTTGCTATACAATTAAATGATTATAACTATTCAACAGGTGGTTATATACTAGCTAAAGTTAACGCAGCAGAAAAATTTTAAAAAACAAGTGATTATATAAAAAACAATACAAATTAAATTAAATAAAATGAATAAGATTAAAGAAGAACAATTAAGTAAAATTAAAGATCAAGCTACTAAAACTAATCAATTTCTAAACGAAATAGGTTATCTTGAATCTCAGAAACACCAGTTATTACATAATCTAGCTCAATTGAATGAGGAGATAAACAACTACAAACAAGAGCTTGAAAAAGAATATGGACAAGTTAATATTAATCTTGAAGACGGTAGTTACACAGATATAAAAGAAGAAGAGCTGCAAGATGTCTAATGTAATAAGAAAAATAAGTATAGGTTCTGATTACAAAAATGATGCCATGCATTATTCAGTAGGTCAAGAAGTCTATGGAGGACATACTATTTGCGATATAATTGGTGACCAAGGAGATGGAGATTATTTAATATATATAAAAAAAAATAAAGAAGTTTTACCTTGGAAAAAATTTAATCGTAATATGGCTATAGCGGTTGAATTTGATCTTAAGTATGAATGAGAACTTTATATAATTTTTTAATAAGACCCTACAATGATCGATATAACAATACAAGAAAAATTGGTGATAACGATCTTATTGTTAATAGTAATATTGAAGATCATAAATTCGTTAGTAAGAAAGCAGTAGTTGTTTCTACACCAGCTGCTTTCGATACTGACATAAGAACTGGTGATATAGTCTATGTACATCATAACATATTTAGAAGATGGTATGATCAAAAAGGTAAAGAACGAAACAGTTCAACGTACTTTAAAGACGACTTATATTTCTGTAGTTTAGATCAGATATATATGTATAACTCAAAATGTCATTTAAACTATTGCTTTGTAAAACCTATAAAAGATAAATCATTCCTAAGTATAGGTAGGGAGCAACAACACTTTGGGATACTAAAACATTCTAATAAGTCTTTAGAAGATGTAGGATTGAAACCTGGGGCGCTTGTGATATTTACACCGAACTCCGAATTTGAATTTATTATAGACGATGAACGTCTTTATTGTATGAAATCTAATGATATAGCTTTAACTCATGAACACAAAGGAAACGAAGAAGAAAATAATCCAAGCTGGGCAAAAGGCGGTTGAGGAACTTATTAAGGTGGCTAAAGAAAAGATCGTAGACTCAGACGATGATGTGAGCGCTGACAGACTTAAAAATGCTGCCGCTACTAAAAAGCTAGCTATATTTGATGCTTTTGAAATATTAACTAGAATAGAAGAAGAAGAACTAAGATTAATTGAAAAACCTAAAGATATTAAAGAAGAAAGAGTATTTAAAGGTTTTGCAGAAGGGCGTAGCAAATGAGTTATGAACAAACACTTTGGAAAGAAGTTGATGATGTGGTTAATAAAAAAATCATGTCTACAAATAATAGGTACAGTAAGTGGGAGTATGGTTACAACCCTGATTACGACTTTGTATGCATAAGTAAAAGTGGAAAAATTGGAAAGATCATTGAAGTTCAAAACCTCCGTATTGCTTTACCAGCAGAACGTGAACCGTTTAAACGAAGCGAAAGCAAGAAGGAACAGTTCTGGCAAAAACAACCCTACCCTAAAGAATTAGCAAAAATTAAAAGTAGGTTTGATTGGGATGAATATCCTACAGATTTTAAAGAAAAATGGTTTGATTATATAGATGAAGAATTTAAACGAAGAGAGCTGGGTTATTGGTTCTATAATGGTGGTGTGGCCACTTATATTACTGGTACTCATTACATGTATTTGCAATGGTCAAAGATCGACGTCGGAGCTCCCGATTATAGAGAGTCAAATAGACTCTTCTTTATATTTTGGGAAGCATGCAAAGCCGATGATAGATGTTATGGAATGTGTTATCTTAAAAACAGACGGAGTGGCTTTAGCTTCATGTCATCCGCAGAACTTGTTAACCAAGCCACAATATCTTCAGACGCTAGATTCGGCATCCTTTCAAAGACTGGATCAGATGCTAAAAAAATGTTCACAGATAAAGTTGTCCCGATATCCGTTAACTATCCGTTTTTCTTCAAACCAATCCAAGATGGTATGGATCGTCCTAAGACCGAACTGGCATATAGAGTCCCAGCTTCAAAGCTTACTAGACGTAAACTAGATGATAACGTTAAGTTAAAAGAATTACAAGGACTTGATACAACAATAGATTGGAAGAACACAGGAGATAACTCTTACGATGGTGAAAAATTAAAACTATTAGCACACGATGAAAGTGGTAAGTGGGAAAAACCTGATAATATATTAAACAACTGGAGAGTTACAAAAACTACATTAAGACTAGGTCGTAGAATCGTAGGTAAATGTATGATGGGCTCAACATCAAACGCATTAGACAAAGGTGGAGACAACTTCAAGAAATTATACTATAATTCGGACGTTACAAAAAGAAATAGAAACGGACAAACAAGTAGCGGACTCTATTCTCTTTTCATCCCTATGGAATGGAACTACGAAGGATTCATGGATTCTTTTGGATCACCTGTATTCATTACGCCAAAAAATAAAATCATCGGAATTGATGGTGCACCAATTGATATTGGAGTCATCGAACACTGGGAAAACGAAGTTGATGGATTAAGAAATGATAGTGACGGTTTAAATGAATACTATAGACAATTTCCTAGAACTGAACAACACGCTTTCAGAGATGAAAACAAAAACACTTTATTTAATCTAACTAAAATATACGAGCAGATAGATTATAACGAAGAAATGGCTAATGAAAAATCTGTTACTAGAGGAAATTTTGGCTGGAACAACGGTATGGTTGATACTAATGTTACATTTTATCCTAATAAAGACGGTAGATTTTTAATATCATGGGTTCCACCTAAAAACTTACAAAATAGTGTAATAGTAAAGAATGGTATTAAGTACCCTGGTAATGAGCATATTGGAGCGTTTGGCTGTGATAGTTACGATATATCAGGCACTGTTGATGGTAAAGGATCTAAAGGTGCATTACATGGACTAACTAAGTTTTCAATGGAAGATGCACCGCCAAACCACTTTTTTTTAGAGTATATTTCAAGGCCACAAACGGCTGAGATATTCTTTGAAGACGTTTTAATGGCTTGTCATTTTTATGGTATGCCTATACTTGCAGAAAATAACAAACCTAGATTATTGTACTATTTTAAACGTAGAGGATATAGAGGTTTTAGCATGAATAGGCCAGACAAATTATGGAATAAATTATCAGTAGCTGAAAAAGAAATAGGTGGTATACCTAATTCTAGTGAAGATATTAAGCAAGCACACGCCGCGGCTATAGAGCATTATATAGAAAATCACGTAGGAAGACTTGAAGATGGAAATGGTGACATGTATTTTCAAGAAACATTAAGTGATTGGGCTAAGTTCAATATAAATAATAGAACAAAGCATGATGCGTCTATTAGTTCTGGACTAGCTCTTATGGCCTGTAACAAAAACAGGTATAGACCAAATATGGAGATTACTAAAGAGCCTATGTCGCTTACTTTTAAAAAATATAATAACACAGGATCTATTTCACAAATAATATAATAAATGCAGATTTACACAAACAATAATAGTTCATTTCCAGATCAGGTAGTACCTGACGCCGTAAAAGATACATGGGAATATGGTAAAAAAGTAGCATGGGCTATAGAAGGGGATTGGTTTAGTGGGACTAGATCTGGAGTTGAGAACAGATTTAATACTAATTACAATAACTTTAGAATGCGTAGGCTTTATTCTAGAGCTGAACAACCTGTACAGAAATACAAAGATGAGTTAGCAATAAATGGAGACTTATCTTATTTAAACTTAGACTGGAAACCTGTACCAATTATACCTAAGTTTGTAGATATTGTTGTTAATGGAATGGATGATAAGCTAAAGATCAAAGTATGCAGAAGACATTTTAAGAGATATTCAAGCTCAAAAGTTTTTAAATATACTAAAAGGAGATATTGGTTTAGATTTATTTAATACTGAACAACCAGAAGAATTACCAGAAAACCAAGAAGAATTAGATTTGCATATGCAATTAAGCTATAAACAAGCTAGTGAAATTGCATGTGAAGAAGCTATTACAAATACTTTAGAATTTAATAAATACTATTTAACTAAACGTAGAGTAATAGAAGATTTAGTAGTACTAGGAATGGGCGCTGTTAAAACAAACTGGAACAGAGCTGAGGGTGTTACTGTTGATTATGTTGATCCTGCTAGAATGGTATATTCATATACTGAAGATCCAAACTTTGAAGATATGTGGTATGTTGGTGAGGTCAAGAATATTACATTAGCAGAAATTAAAAAAGAATTTCCACATCTAACAGATGCGGACATGGAAAGAATTCAAAGATATCAAGGTAATAGTAACTTCTTATACAACTGGAATGGTCGTAATGACGGTAATGCTATATATGTACTATACTTTGAATATAAAACTTATAGTAATCAAACTTTTAAAATAAAGAAAACAGCTACAGGTTTAGAAAAGTCTTTAGAAAAGCCAGACACATTTGATCCAGAAGCAAATGAAAATTTTGATAAAGTTAATAGATCTATAGAAGTATTATACAGTGGTGCTAAGATATTAGGTTACGATGAATTACTAAGGTGGGAATTATGTAAGAACATGACTAGACCTAAGTCTAACTTAGTCAAGGTTAACATGAATTATACTATATGTGCACCTAAACTTTATATGGGTAGAATAGAAAGCTTGGTTAGTAGAATGATGGGATTTGCTGATATGATACAGCTTACACATTTAAAGATACAACAAGTTATATCTAAACTAATACCAGATGGTGTTTACATGGATGTAGATGGTTTAGCGGAAGTAGATCTAGGTAATGGAACTAGATATAATCCTCAAGAAGCTTTAAACATGTACTTTCAAACTGGTAGTATATTAGGTAGATCTATGACTACAGAAGGTGATCCTAACCCTGGCAGAGTGCCAATACAAGAATTACAATCTAGTTCTGGTGGTCAAAAAATACAATCACTTATATCTACTTATCAGTATTACTTACAAATGATAAGAGATGTTACGGGGTTAAACGAAGCTAGAGACGGTAGTATGCCAAACTCTGATTCACTTGTAGGTTTACAAAAATTAGCTGCTGCAAATTCAAATACAGCTACTAAACATATTTTAAATTCTTATTTGTATTTAACTGTTAGGACTTGTGAAAACATTGTTAATAGAACATCTGATTCAATTGAGTTTGAATTAACCAATGAAGCGCTTAAAAATAGTATATCAACCTGGAATGTAGGTCAATTAGATGATATGGTTAACATGCATTTATATGATTATGGTTTATACTTAAGTTTAGTACCTGATGAACTAGAAAAAGAACAATTAGAACAAAATATTCAAGCAGCTTTACAAAGTGGTAGTATAAATCTTGAAGATGCTATAGATATTAGACAAATAAATAATCTTAAGTTGGCTAATCAAATGATTAAGCTTAAACGTAAGAAAGCTGCTGAAGCTGCACAAGCTGCTCAACAAGCTAATATCCAAGCACAAGCTCAAGCGAATACAGAGTCTCAACAAGCTGCTGCTTTAGCAGAAGCACAAAAACGAGAAGCTATAGCTGATACAGAAGTTAAAATAGAAAAAGCTAAAAGCCAATTTGCTATAGAAAAAATGGAAGCTGAAGCTCAAATTAAACGACAGTTGATGGAGCTAGAGTTTAATTATAATATGCAATTAGGTCAACAGAAAGTTCAAAGAGAACAAGAAAGAGAAAAAGATATTGAAGAGCGTAAAGATAAACGAGCAAGAATTATAGGCACACAGCAAAGTGCTATTGCTAATCAAAAACAAAAACAAGGTGATGCTATAGACTTTGAAAACCCATCAGTACAAGATGATCTAGAAGATCCACTTCAAAGTATATTAAATCAATCTTAATTATTAATTTATATTATATTATATCATGGCAAAAGAAAAAGTGACAGAAGAAGGTACATTTAAAATGCCTTCTAAAAGAACCAAACCAAAACCTAGAAATCTAGGAAAAATAGATAACATAAGCAAAGTCGATTTAAAACCTAAAAAAGATGCCGTTCAAGAACAGTCAAAAGAACAACCCGTTTCAGAAACAAAAGAACAACCCAAAGTTGAAGTTGAAGAAATTAAACAACCTGAAACACAACCAGAAGAACCTGCCAAAGCACAGGAGGAAGTAACAGTAATAAATGAAAAACCTAAAGAAGTAGCTAAAAAAGAAAAAGAAGTAAAAGATGCTATTAGAGATGAAAAGGTTTTAGGAAGACAATTACCAGAAAATATAGAAAAATTAGTTAAGTTCATGGAGGACACTGGTGGATCTGTCGAAGATTATGTTACACTAAATAAAGATTATACAAAGTATGATGATACTTTATTAGTAAGAGAATATTATAAAAAAACAAAACCGCATTTATCAGATGATGAAGTTAGCTTCATAATGGAGGATAACTTTACGTTTGATGAAGAGGTTGATGAAGAAAGATTTATAAAGAAGCAAAAGCTGAAATATAAAGAAGAAGTTGCAAAAGCCAAAACTTTTCTCGAAAAAATGAAAAGTAATTATTATGATGAAATCAAGTTGAGGCCGTCAGTTACTAATGAGCAGAAAAAAGCTATGGACTTTTTCAATAGATACAACGAAGAGCAATCTAACATACAGACTAGGAGAGAAGAATTTTTACAAACAACTAATAACTATTTTCAAGAAAAATTTGAAGGTTTCAATTTTGATGTTGGAGATAAAAAGTTTAGGTATAAAATCTCAAATCCTAATGAAATGGTTGATAAGCAAGCTGATGTCGGTAAATTCATATCTAAGTTCATGGACAAAGATGGAAGAATAAGCGACATCGATGGTTATCACAAAGCCATTTATGCTGCTAGAAATGCAGATAGAATAGCAGAACATTTTTATGAGCAAGGCAAAGCCGATGCTACTAAAGATATTGTTGCTAAGTCTAAAAACATTAATAGTGAACCTAGATCAGGCAATACAGGTGAATCATTACCTAATGGCTGGAAGGTTAGAGCAATTACTGGTTCAGATTCTACTAAGTTGAAAATTAAAAAAAGAACATAAATAAAAAACAAATAAAATGGCGTTAGTACCAGGCGGGAGTTTTCCCGCAAAAATCGTTCCTGCACAAAATAGAGTTGTTGTACAGGACAATTACATTGA